TTTGAATTAATGAATAGTATTAAAAAACCGGTGAAAGATATTACAATGGTGTATACTGCTGTTCTAAGTCGTCAATCATGGCTCTTTAATCAGTTTAAATATTTGGGTGAAGTCCGCGATTTCTTATCAAATAATAAATCGCCTCATCGAAATGCGGGATTTGAAGGAGCATATCGTATTTTAATTTCGTTTGCTGCTTCCACTAAGACAGCAAATGCCTGGTTTGAATTAACTTGTGTTCGTGAAATGCCCCCTGCAGAACGTCTTGAAAAATGGTTAGAAGTTTTATTACCTCCTCCTGTTCGTTCAATTCATGGATCTCGTATTATAGTTCCGGTGGCTGCTGCTACAGTCGCAGTTTCATCAGTTCGTGTACCACGAAAGAAGGCTACGAAAGTTAAAGGTGAAGAATAACATTTCCTTGATCATGAGCAGCCAGAAAATGATTAGTATCATAGGCTGTTCCAGTCTCATTCGCATGGAGTAGATGAATAACCTCTAATTCTGCCTGACGTCCAAAGCGATAGGCGCGACCAATAATCTGCTTTTCAATCTCCTCTGCCATCCTGTGGAACAGAATGACATGGGTTGCCGCCTCAATATTAAGACCTGCTCCAAAGTGACGCGCATTCAAGCAGAGAACCTGGTGCTTGCTCTCGCCGAACTCGCGGATAATCTTCTGGATACGAGCAGAAGTTCCATTCACCATGCTATACGTAATACCCTTCTCCTCAAAGATGGGAGTCAACTTGTTGAAAGTCTTGTCATAGTTGCTGAAGAGCAAAACCTTGGCTGACTTATTGCTTTCTAGGAACTCAAGAAGACGAACTGCTTTAGTCTTCTCCTCATTTGACAAAGGCTTAGCCTCCTTCTTCTTTTCCTTTGGCTGCGCTTTATCACCCAGCACCTTGAGTTGACTGAGAGAAATGTTTGCGCGGCAGAGGGGACAGGCCGGATTACGGCGGAGAGATTCCACCATACAGACGAAACAGAAGAGATTCTTACAACAGGGTGTTAGGGTAGGCTTCTCCAGGTCGCAAAAGCAGATGGGGCATGACTTATCCTTATATTCTGTTACACGCTCTTTTAGTGCAGACAGTTTTGACTCAATTTCGGCGATTTTTCCGTCGCACTTTTCCTTCTCCTCCTGCTTGGCCTTTTCTGAGGGAAAGACGGTTGACATGCGATAGTCTCGGAACTTGATGGCGGTATCCAGTTGCTGCTGCAGATGCTTGGTTACACCCTCCACCACATTTGTGGCGGAATCCTCTTGAATACCGAGGGCTTCGAGCGCTGATTCGTGGTCTCCAGCATGAAGCATCTCCATAACCTGTGGACCAATCATATCATGGAGAAGTTGGACATTCTGCGGGACAGCACAGATCCACCTGTGATGAATGATTTCGGGCATCTTAAGGGACTGCTGAATAAAATCTTCATTGTTGCGGAGAATTAGACGCCAACTGTAATTTGTACGAAGAGTGCTATGTGTTGTGGAGACACACATGCGACTTACAATATTATTACGGCGGACACCCTCAATCCTGATATAATTTCCCGAGTTCTTGAAGGCATCCCATGCTAGTGGATAGAGGAGTTTTGAAGCCTCTTGGCGCCAGATGTTTGTAAATGAAGGAAAGACCATGTTTAGCCAACTAGCAGAAATGAACCAATAGAAAGCAGCACGAACCGCATCTTCGCCTGTAATACTTACAGGGCATGTATCTGCCTCATCAATAAACAGACGGGCCCAGCAAATCTTATTTACATTTTCCTGCGCGGCAAAATCCTTCCACATTGTTGAACTAACAATGATTAAATCAAGGTTCTTAATGTCCTCCTTGATTGTAGTGCTAGATGCCTGCTTACGCTGCTTCACCATCAACGTCCTCAAGGTTGTCTGGTCCTTCACATAGCGTTCCCACTGATTTACAAGCGAATGCGGAATAACCAACAGAGATGTATTTGCTAGAATATAATCTCGTGCTAGAAGTCTTTTATTATCATCATGCTTCTTAATGACAACAACATCGTGATTATTGGATGCCTCTGCGGTAAACATTTCCGTTTGGGGGCGCTCCATTCCGGCCAAGGAAAGAGCAACGAGTGACTTGCCAGAACCTACACGATCTGCAATAACACCATACTTCGTATACATAACTGCTCCATCTTCACAGATAATTCCAGCAGGTCTGTTCGTCTCTAGTTTGCGGGCTGCATTTAGAAGGGCACGCTGGTGAATCTTAAGAGGGAGCCTAATAAAAGCAGGCTGAGGAGCCATTTCAGATTCACTTGTTAGTGAATTTTTCAGAATATTTTCAACGGTCTTCAATGCGTAATCCATTTCTAATTCTTTTTGGTTTTGTGGGGTTGTTTGCTTTGGTTCAAATTTTTCGTAAAACAAGACATACTTAATAGGAGGGCTAAAACCCTCATAAAGACGACATGTCATATGAAAAATTTAGACAAATTTTTTCAAAACCCCCATCTGAAAGATTGGGGTGGATGCTTTGCTAAACAAAGCGTACCGTAGGCTTTTGAGCGTACTTTGAAAGATGACACCCAATAATTTACTCTAATTAATAATAGATGGTGAATAGATTAACACAAGCACTTAGATTAGCAACAACTGCTCGTCGGTCAAAGAATGGATCCCTAGCAAGTGCTCCAAATCTTGGTGTTATAAGGAAGCAGATAAATACGGCCAAAGAATCAAAAAATGCTCTTAAAAAAGAGACAGAACAATTAGAGAAAGCAGAAATTATTATGAAACTTGTTACTCCCTTTGCTAAACCTGAGGAAAACCCCGATATAAATCATTTAGATAACATCTTCATAAAAACTATTTTAAATAGTATGCTTGCTGGGGAAATAGAACAGCCTGTGGCTATTCAACTAATAAATAAACATTATTCTGAACGAATTGAGGAAGAACTTCGTCCTTATTTACAAGATCCTAAAATGACCCGTGACACATTTTTATCTATTCAAGAATCACTTCATAAGAAATATGATAAAGAAATTAAGTATTTTATAAAAATGTATACTGATAAACTCCCTGCAAAAAAAAGAAATAGAAAACAGACTCGTAAGCAGAAACGGACTTAACGACTGCCTGTGTTAGTGTGATAAGATGTCAAGGCCTTTTGTCAGTGTAGTGTGCCCAACATATAATCGTCGGCGATTCATTCCGCATATGATAGCATGCTTTTTGTCACAGACATATCCTCAGAATCGGATGGAACTAGTTATTTTAGACGATGGCTCTGATAAGATTAAAGACCTAATAGATGCGTCTGGATTGACAAATATTGTATATCTAGCAGAAGATGAAAAGATGAATATCGGAATGAAGCGTAACAAACTAAATGCGGCCGCAAAAGGAGACATTATTGTCTGTATGGACGATGATGATTATTATTCTCCAGAACGAGTTGAACATGTTGTCAAGAAACTAATGTCCAATCCAAAGTACGATATTTGCGGTTCATCACAGATTTTCATGTATTATACCGATATTCAGAAGATTTATCAGTTTGGTCCTTATGCTCCTAATCACGCTACAAATGGTACATTTGCTTATCGTCGGCGATTCCTAGAGAAACATACATATGATGAAACTGTAACTCATGCTGAAGAAACATCATTTGTTAATAAATATACGGAGCCGATGCTTCAACTTGATCCTTTCAAAGTTATGCTTGTAATGGCACATTCAGAGAATACCTTTGATAAGAAAAAGATGCGGGAAAACCCCAATCCTTTTGTGAAGTTAACGAATTATAAGATCAAGGATTTTATTAAGAGACAGCCGGAGCTGCTTGCTTTTTTTGAGAAAGCTTAACCAAGAATTGTTTCAAGTGTAACTGGAATAGGATTAATATCTTTAGGATGCGGTGTTTGTTTTAACCATGACATTTGTTTAATAACATCATTATCGGGAGTCCAAAGTGTATTTATCCAACTATTTCTTCCAAATAAATAGTTTGAAATGAACCACTCATATTTTTCCACATAGGACAGCGGAAAAAGAGCATATTTTTTGGGCGATGCGGCATTATTTGTAATTCCAATGAAAATATAATACGGAATAATGAAAATAAAACAGAATGACGCATAGATACCGAGAATAATTCGCATCAAAGGAGGTTTGTAAATAAAATCATTCATAATCAAACTGGGAGAAAGCACCATAAATCCGATCAAAAGAACAATGCCAAATGATGCGCCAACGTAAATTCCAAGTTTTTTGGCAAATCGTTCGGGTTCAAAAGTTGCGCGTTCTTGTAGACTTTTATTGCTATTTGAACCAAAGTTTGCGAATGAAATACCTCCAGTAATTGGTAATCTAAATAAAGTACGTAACGCATTTACATGTTCTTGATACATGGCTTCACTCCAGAAAGAAGTTTTTGCTCCTTCAATTACATTCTGTGCTTTGTAAAAATCAATAACTAATTTTTTAATAATCTCATCAGTTATATCTTTATTATTAGGTATTTGAGAATAGACTTTGTTAAAGAATTCAAACATCATCATCAAAAAAATTACACCATTTTTTTCATATGGTTTTGCCTTTAATTTATATGATTCACTTGTCTTTGAAAGTATTTTGTCTATAAATTTATCAAGGTCATCACTGGGTTCACGTGTAACTCCTAATGCGTCAAAAAATTCTTTGTCAGAATTAACTGTCTTTGGAAATTCGTCTCCCATAAATCCTATATTCTAAATAGAGAATGCTTGGGCATAAAACACGAAATAGTAGGATTCTCATACGAAAGACTTTGCGTAAGAAAAGAGCATCTGCAGACTATATTGTTGCGATTCCTTCATACAAACGAGCAGAGACTCTGCGCGATAAGACGCTACAGGTGCTGAAAGACCACAAGATTCCAGCAGAAAGAATCCATGTATTTGTTGCTACCCCAGAAGAGAGGGAACGCTATGCGGCTACACTGGAGTCGGGAACTTATGGGAAATTAATCGTAGCAATCCCGGGAATGGCAGCCGTGCGGAATTTTATCACAGAGCATTATCCTGTAGGCCAGCAGATTGTCAATATGGATGATGACATTAAGGGTTTCTTGGAGTATTCTGAGAATGCTAGAAGACATGAGATGCCTCTCCGGAACTTAGACAAGTTTATCCGTGAGGCGTTTGCTGAATCTGTGAAGACCGGTTTCCGTCTATGGGGAATCTATCCCGTACCGAACGGTTTTTTCATGCGGGCAGGGGAACCAACGACCGATTTGAAATACATTATTGGAGCCTTCTGGGGAATTACTAATCCAGGCATTGATGTCTTGCGTGTTACAATTGATGATAAGGAGGATTATTTGCGGTCTCTAATTATGTATGTAGCCGATGGTGGTGTTCTTCGATTCCGTACTGTGGCACCCAAGACGGCCTATTATAAAGAAGCAGGAGGTATGCAGGAAGAACGAACTATGAATCGGGTTACTAAGTCGGCCGAAGCCTTACATAAGGCATTCCCCGATTTGACAAAATTAAATGCAACAAAGAAGTCG